ATTAATTACTATTCCCAAAAATAAGATTATGACTATAACAAATGCGTCAACTGAAATGATGGCTAGTTATGGTAATATTGTACAAAACTATGACAAGCAACCTGTTCCTATGAAACAACAAAATTATAGACAACAGAAATTTTCGGATGCTGAAAACGAAAAGATAAGTGAGATATTTGATGATTTTGATGATGAAGAAGGCAACAAAACTATACACTAATTTATATATTATATTATATACTCTAGCTATTCTTCTCGGCAACCCGCTACACGCTCCATTATACACAAAAAAGATAAAAAGTCAATGCTGATTTATAGCAAAAATTGTAACCGAAATTTGCTTAAAACATTGACATTTTGATAGAAAGGTGTTATATTATACTTATGAGAAAAACTACAAAAAAAGAACATTATGTAAACAATAAAGAATTTTTAGCTGCAATGACTGAATATACAAGGAATGTTAACAAGGCAAAAAGAAACAAGGAACCGAAACCGCCTGTTACAGATTACATTGGTAGTTGTTTTTTAAAGATAGCGAATCACTTATCTTATAGACCGAATTTTATTAATTATACTTTTAGAGATGATATGATTAGTGATGGTATAGAAAACTGCTTACAATACCTAGACAATTTTAATCCTAGAAAATCAAAGAATCCCTTTGCATATTTCACGCAAATTATATATTACGCCTTCATAAGAAGAATACAGAAAGAGAAAAAACAAGTAACTATTAAGAATAGACTTATAACAGAATCTAATTATGATGATATGACTTTGCAACCAGGTGAAGATAAAGAGTTTAAGAACCAGTTTACAGAATTTCTTAAAAAGAATATGCCAGTTGAAGAACAACAAAAAATTGCTGATGATTTAGCAAAGAAAAAGAAAAAGAGGAAGAAGAAAACAAAGAGTAGCAGTTTAGACTACTTTATGGGTTATGAAAATCGCACTACTGAATGATACACACTTCGGTTGTCGTAATGACTCACCTGCTTTTATAGACTATCAAAATCGTTTCTATGATGAAAAGTTTTTTCCATACATTATAGAAAACAAGATAGACACATTAATACATTTAGGTGATGTCGTTGACAGACGAAAATTTATTAACTTTAATACTGCTCATAATTTTCAAAAGAAGTTTTGGAAAAGACTATGGGATTTAAAGATAGACACACATATTATATTAGGTAACCACGATACTTATTATAGAAACACAAACAAAGTTAATTCAATTGAACAACTATGTACTTCCTTTGATGGAGTAAATGAACCTTGGATATACACAGGTCCTAAAGAAATAGAAATAGGTGGTTGTCGTATGTTATTCTTACCTTGGATTTGTGATGACAATTATGAAGATTCAATACACGCAATAGATCACTCCGAGGCTGCTATATGTTTTGGTCATTTAGAAATAAAAGGTTTTGAAATGCACAAAGGTCATATGAATATGCACGGTTTGGACAAAGAACAATTTAAAAGATTTGAAAAAGTTATGTCTGGTCACTTTCATAAAAAATCAGATGACGGTCTTATCTATTATCTAGGTACACAATATCAAATTATGTGGTCAGATTATAATTGTCCTAAAGGATTTCATACCTTTGATACAGAAACAAGAGAGTTAGAAAGAATACCTAATGATCTTGCTATATTTAAAAAGATAATATATGATGATAGAACAAAGGACTACACTAATTTTGATCTATCACCTTATGAAAATTGTTTTGTTAAGTTGTTTGTGTCATTTAAAACAAATGAAGAAATGTATAATAAACTTGTAGAAAGATTTTATACCAATAGCAATGTACACGAACTACAAATAATAGAAGATCCAATAGATATAAAACAAACCGTAAATTCAAACATATTAGATCAAGGCGAAGACACTATGACTTTCCTAAATAACTATATTGACCAGGTTGATACAGATTTAGATAGAAAGAAATTAAAAGATTTTACTAAAGACTTATATGTGGAGGCAAACGAATGATAAAAATAATACCAGATTTTTTACCAACACCTCTTTTTAAATACTTAAAACAAATAGTAGAAAGTGAAAAAGGTATGTTGTGGTGTTGGAATTGGAGAAACCTATCACCTCAAAATAAAGCAGTAGGAGCAGAACATTATAAACTTGGCAAAACTATATATTGTGCTCCAGAGTTAGAGGCAAATGGTATAGAAAATTATGACAAAGAACTAATGCCTTTGTTTGGCGTATTTCAATTATATATGATGGAACACTTCCAAGACAGATGTAAAACACCACAGGATAAAGTGTTATTAAAAAGATTGAAACTGAATCTTAATCCTAATCAGGAAACACAAATAGACCACGGTATCCATAACGACATATGGCTTGACGGTATTGATAAATCAATACCTGGCCCAGATCCAAATGTTGTAACTGGTGTATTTAATTTTCATACTTGCAATGGATCAACAACAATTTTTGATAAAGATGAACAAGGAAAATATACAAAGAAAGTTGTAGTACCTTCGTTTGAAAATACAGCAGTTATGTTTAACAATACTCACCCACACTTTGGCACTACACAAAACGATACACCAGCAAGAATCGTATTGAACATAAACTTAGCCAAAGCACCTGTGGATAATTTTGCAGGTGAACCATATGAACCAGTAGATGATTATTTTTAAGAAGATAAGATATAAAAACTTCCTATCAACAGGAAACACACCAATAGAAATAGAGTTAGGCAAATCACCTACGACTCTAGTTATAGGTAAAAACGGATCAGGTAAATCTACTTTACTTGACGCTTTGTGTTGGTCATTGTTTAATAAACCTTTTAGAATAATTAAAAAAGAACAAATGATAAACACTATTAACAATGCTGATTGTGAAGTAGAAATAGATTTTGATGTAGGTACAAAACAATATAGAGTTAAGCGAAGTGTTAAACCTAATGTATTTGAAATATATGAGAACGGACAATTGTTAAATCAAAATGCCTCTAGTATAGACTATCAAAAATATTTAGAACATAATATTATGAAGTTAAATTACAGGTCATTTATTCAAGTTGTTATATTAGGGTCTTCTTCATATGAACCATTTATGAAAATGAAGGCAAGATATAGAAGGGATGTAGTTGAAGAAATTTTAGATGTTAAAGTATTTACTCAAATGGATTTAATATTAAGAGATCAACAAGGTCAGTTATCAAAAGAAATTTTAGAAATTAGACACAAAGGAGACCTAATACAAGCAAAATATGAAGCAGAGATGAAACATTTTCAATCTCTATCAGAATTAAATACAAGTGGTATTGATGATAAGAAATCACAATTAGAAAATCATAACAAAGCAAAACAAGAATACACCACAAAGATAGATAACTTAAACAAATCAATAGAAGATTATAATACAGAATTAGAAGGCAAAGAAGAAGCAGATAATAAATTAAAACAACTATTAAAACTAGAAACAAAGATAGAACAAAATATAGACACAAGTAATAAGTCAATAAAGTTTTTTGCTGAAAATGATACTTGTCCTGTATGTACACAATCTATTGACCAAACATTTAGAGAACAAAAAGGAGAAAAACTCCACAAAAAATGTGCTGAATTAGAAACAGGTATTAAGAAACTAACTGGTGAGATTGATAAAATAGAAGAACGAATTAATCACTTTAGTGCTATATCTAAAAAACTATCAGACTTATATGTTGATATTGCTAAAGTAAATACATCATTGGAAGAACTAAACAATTATAGCGATAGAATACACCAAGAAATATTACAATTAGAAAACAAGCAAACAGATAGTAAACAAATTGCTAATGATTTGCAACAACTAAAAGAAGAACTAGAGAAAACAAAATTAGAAACAGACAAGTTAACTGAACAAAAGAAATATGTAGATATATTAAGAGAAGTATTAAGTGATAAAGGTGCTAGAGGTCATATAATTAAGAAGTATGTACCTATCATAAACAACTTAATTAATGAACACTTACAAGCGATGGACTTCTTTGTATCATTTCATTTAGATGAAGAATTTAATGAGACCGTAAAGAGTCGTCATAGAGATACATTTAATTATAATAGTTTTAGTGAAGGAGAGAAGTTAAGAATAGACCTTGCAATACTATTTACTTGGAGAACTATTGCAAAAATGAAGAATAGTGTAAACACAAACTTGTTAATACTAGATGAGATATTTGATTCTAGTTTAGACCAACAAGGCACAGATGATTTCTTTAAGATAGTAAATAAATTAAAGAATGAAAATGTCTTTATTATATCACACAAAGGAGATATATTATTTGATAAGTTTACTAACATATTAAAATTTGAGAAGTATCAAAACTTTACTAGATTACAAAATACATAGGAGATATATGAAAGAACTAAAACTAATACCACCAACAGATCCAAGAGTACAATGTGCTATAGCACCTTTTAGCGATGATATGTTAAAAGATGAAGGATTTAAAGATAGAAAAGAATTGTCAGATACAATGTTTGAAACTATGAAAAAATATGGTGGCCTAGGTTTATCTGCTAATCAAGTAGGTCTACCTTTTAATATGTTTGTATTAGGCGACCATCCTGAAGTAGAAAAAAATTTAAAGATGACTTGTTTTAATCCTATAATTATATCAAGTAGTGTAGAGGAAGAAACAATGAAAGAAGGTTGTTTAACTTTTCCATTTGTATTTTTAAGTATAACAAGACCTCGTAAAGTGGTTGTAAAATACGAAGATGAAAATGGCGATTTAAAAGAAGGTAGTTTAGATGGTATGATTAGTAGAGTCTTTCAACACGAATACGATCATATGTTAGGCAAAACATTTGTTGATGGTGTATCTAAATTAAAATTAGATATGGCATATAAAAAAGCAGAAAAACAAATGAATAGATATAGAAAGATGGCAAAGAAAAAATGATAGAAAGATTTCCTACTGCTGAAGAAAGATGGCCTAGACAAGGTTTGCCATTACCTCTTACACCATACGAGTTTCCTAAATTAGTTATAGAAGAACACGAAGGATTTTATGTGGTGCGTGATGATCTATTAGAAGGTGGTTCTAAAAGAAGATTTGCAGATAGATTAATTAGAGAAGAAATTGCTAAAGGAGCAAATGAATTTGTTTATGGTGGTTGTCCAGCAACTGGTTATGCTCAAATATCTATACCACTTCAAGTAAAAGAATATGGTTGTAAGACAACATTGTTTATGGCAAAAAGATCAATGAACAATTTACATCCTTATCAAAAGAGGGCATTAGAATATGGTGCTGATATTCGTTGGGTGCCTTATGGTATGTTATCAGTTACAAAAAAGAGAGCAAGAGATTATGTAGATCAGGATCCTAAAAGTAGAAGATTATTACAATTAGGTTTAGATGAACAAAGAGTAAGAGAAGATATAAGAGATTTAGCAAAGAATATAGAAAAAGATTTTAACATTAATATAAGTGAAGTGTGGTCAGTTGGATCAAGTGGTACACTAACAAGAGGATTACAAATGGCATTTCCAGATAAAGATGTTAATGTAGTTTCAGTAGGACACACAATGGCACAATGGGAGATAGGTCGTGCCAAATTATATTTGTCAGATTATAAGTTTACACAAGAAGTTAAAGAGAAAGATAAACCACCCTTTCCATCTGTGCCAACATATGACGCAAAGGCGTGGTCTGTTATGAGAAAATATGCTAAGAAAGGAAGTCTGTTTTGGAATGTAGGAAGATAACAATTGCGAGATTAAGAAGTGGTGTAAATTATAAAAGACCACTAGATCATATTATAGATTCATTTTGTTATCTATTAAAAAGATTTCAAATAAAGAATCCAGAATTTAACTATGGAGTATATAACTATGGTTATGACAAAGCACATAGAAGAATAGCAGATGATATACCTGATAGTGATATAATTATTATACCTAGTGAGAATGAATTTCACTACCATATACCTAATTATATTGATCCTAAAAATTTAGAAAAATCTAATACAGCAATTAAAGAACACTTTAAAGATTTAAAGAATAAACATATTATTATATTAAGATCAGATAGAGGAGATGATGAAGACTTATATAGAAATCATACATTTAAAGATAACCCTATTGGTAAAGTATCTATATTAGATGAAACAGATATACCAGGCAACTTACATCAATTAAAATATCATTTTATAAAAGATGTAATACCAGATAATGAAACTAATAGACCTTATCTATTTTCATATTGGGGAACAGAAAAAAGAAAAGATGTTGGTGGTGTTGTAAGTGGAGATAAAAGACACGAAATATTAAAAGAATTACAAGTTGGTATGGGCAAATTTAATACAAGATTCATTGGTAGATTTTCTACGGTTAAAAGAGATATGAAACCAGATACTATGAGAAACATATTACCTATATTAAACAAATCAAAATATACATTATGTTTTAATTGGAAAGATAATAAGGCAACCACAAGTAGATACCACGAAGCATTGGCGTGTGGAATTATACCTATGGTTTGGAAAGATTATGATTCTCTAGGTATACTTGTAAAAGATGATTGGCAAAGAGTAGAAAGTGCTGAGGAACTACAAGAAAAGATAATGAATACCAATTATCTAGGGAAATATATAGAAATACACAATGCTTACAAGCAATCACTATTGACAAAGGACGAAATATATGATACCTTTGAATCAAAGTTATTTAAAATAATAGGAGAATAAAATGTCGGATATGACACCAGAAGAAAAAGACGCTGAGATAAAAAGATTAACAAAACAGATACAAGATAATCAGGAAGCTGCTAAAGGAGCACCTAAACAAGCACCTAAAAGAAATGTTAAAAAAGAAGGTCAATTATATTTTGGCCCATATGTTCCATTATGTAGAGTACACGATAGTTTAATTACAGGACTTATTAATAGAGGTAAAAAATTAGATAAGGGAACTGCTAATAGCGATCTTGCTGGTCATCTTGTAGATCAAAGAAGATATACAAGAGAAGATAAAGAATGGTATATAAAAGAATTTAAACCATATGTAGATTGGTATGTAGAAGGTGCTTTAGAATGGTCAGGTTTTAAATTTGATCCACAACAACACGCCACATCATTTACATTAATGGATTTATGGATTAATTATATGAAACAACACGAATACAATCCTCAACATTTTCACGGTGGTCAATTGTCTTGGGCTATATATTGTAAAACTCCAGATGTATCAAAAGAACAAAAAGCATTTGAAGGATCGTCACCACCACCAGGTTCAATTGCGTTTCATTATGGAGAACCACAACACCCTAAATGGGCAGATCATACATTTAATTATCAACCACAAGAAAATTATATGTGGATGTTTCCTTCACAATTAAGACATCAAGTAATGCCGTTTCATACAGAAGGAACTAGAATAAGTTGCTCAGGTAATTTATATTTTAATCCACCAGGACAACCAGACGACATAGCAGATACACCTAACGGATTTAATGGATAATCTAAAAGAAGCACACGATACAATAAAGTCTAAAGGGTTTCCTTATTACCCTAAAGATGAGAAGTGGAGAAACAACATCTATAATATGTTGTTATCATTTAGACGAGATACTATGGTTGACCATAAGAACAAAGTTATAGGTCAATCAACTCACGGATTAAATCTTGCTTGGTCTTTTATGGAACACGCTTGGGGTATTAAGTGTGGTAAGATGAAGACACCTATGGAAGTATGGAATGATGAAAAACATTTAACTAAAGGTATTAATAAGATACTTACAGGTACTTTCTTTAAAAAGAAACCACTACACGATATAACAGATTCAGATATGAGATCAATGTTAAGACGATACTCTGGCACTCAAATGGTATCTAATTTTAGACCAACTGCTGCCGCTGCCTTATATGATATTTTTGTAGATAAAGATAGTCCATTAGAAGGAACATCAGCAGGTACGGTATGGGATCCTAGTATGGGTTATGGTGGAAGACTATTAGGTGCAATTGCAGCTGGTGTTAATTACATAGGTACTGATCCTTGTATTCCAACATATAAAGGATTAGAACAAATAAGAGATAACTATGGACATAATCATAAATCATATACACTATTAAG